GTACGCCTCGGCTGGTATTGTCTGTCCGTTGCCATTTACTACCGTGGTGATCTGGCACAAATCAAAATCAAGCAACAGGGTATTTTGAAACGCATCAACCCGCCCGCCGTACCTGATATCGAGCGCGTTGTAGTACCTGGTCGTATCTGCCGCAGCCTCAAACGTTCGATTGCAATAATCGTCTACTGCCGCCTGGGCTTCAGCTACGATATCTGACAATAACGAATCATCGGTACCCGATTGTATGCCCAGGTACGTTTTTAATTGTGCTACGGTTAAATACGCCATTTATGCGCCTCGCTTCGGCTTGGGTTTCGCTGTCGGTGCTGCCGCTGTTGGTGCTGGCGCTTCTGGCTCTACTTGCTCGGCACGCCCTGTATTCAGCAGGTGTTGTGCCTCGCTCGCTGGCAGCTCGATTACCGAGCCGCCAGCGTAGCTACGCATTGAGCCATTAACCATGCAGCTTAGGGCATTTTTTAGCCTGATCTGCATTGTCTAGCCCTTACGGATTCACGCCGTATACAAATGCCTCTGCCTGGGTAACGTCGCCGCCCCAACGTGCCGTAACGAAAATTGCCGTTTGGTAATTCGCCTGGTACAGGTACGGATTGCGCGAAATCTCAAGCCCGAGGTTTTCGACAAACGCGTAATAATTCCAGTTACCGAAAATAATAGGCTTGTTGCCAGTGCCGAGCAATGCAATCTTGTCAGTAATTGCAATCGGCTTGCCGTACAGGTTGTCAAGCGTGCCCTGTGGTGTTGGTTGGAAGCTGAAAAAATTGCCTTGCAGCGCGCGAATTGCGCCCAGCGTTGCATTCTGCATTACCCAACCCGTGCTGTTGCCGTCGTCAGCGTACCAGCTGGGCAGCTTGTGTACGATGTTGATAATATCTGCCTGGTCAACACCCGAAACGCTTGCAAGGGTTTCAAATACGGTAGCACGTGCAAGCACGCCGTATGGCTGGCTCGAGCCCGTACCGTTGATCATGAAATCATTGAGGTGCCGAGCGTACGCGCGCCCGATTTCGCGAGTGAGAAACCCTTCCAAATCCATAGCGTTATCACGCATAAGCTGGTTAGAAATCTTCATAGCGAGCGAGGCTGTGTACACAGTGATTGCCGATTGTGCAAACGTAGGCTCATCGAAATTTGCCGAGCCTGATTCTGCAACAAATGCAAAATCAGATTTTTCGTTCTGGTTTGCAATGTCGAAAATTTGGCGATCAGTGGTATACCGCTGAATGCCGAGTTTTGCACCAATCCAGCTCTGATCACGCTTGTCAATAATCTGATTGTAGAAATCACGCGGTACCAAAAAGCCGCCGTTTGCACCCGTGCCTTCTACCAAGGTTGCCTTCGCTGCTACCTCGTCACCCGATTTAATGTAGTGTACGATTGCTTCGCTAGATTCGTTGCTAAACCCTCGGGTAGTCAGCTTCTTCGTTGCTGGTGCTTGCCGCGTGCTGTCCACAACCCCGCCTGCTACTGGCTCGCCTGCAGTGTCTGCGAGAATCTCGAGTACTGCAGCCTTCATTTCATCTTTGTTCATGGTGTTTGTACCCTTTTGTGTTGGTTGTTCTGTATATGCATAAGCATACGTATCTGCAGCGGCTGTAACGCCCTTTGCTGTAGCTTTTACGTCGCTGGTTGCCGTGGTACGTGGCTCGGCAGGCGTGGGTGTTAGGCTAATCTCGCCTATTACCCAGCGCTTAAGCTCGCCAGATTCTCGAACTACTAAATGCGATAACGCGCCCGTTGACAGCCCGAGCGCCCCGCGCTTTACGAGCTGCATTACCTGTTTCGCGTATTTGTCGCGCCTGTCTAACTCGATTTCAACGTCAATGCCGTCGTCATCGGGTGCCCAGGCTTTTACTACCCCAATCTGCCGCCGCAAATCCCCAAGGCTGTGATCGTAGTACACAGGCATACCAATAAACGAGCGCGTTTCGCCCAAATCGGTAGCAGGTGTAAATGTATCGCCTTGCAGGTCGCGCCCTCCCCAAACAATGCCCTTGCCCTTCAGCGTATACTCACCAATTGCCTTTACGCTCATTGCTTACCTCGCAATACGTATAACAGCTGGCTTGCAAGCTCTTTTACGTGCTTGGGTTGTTCCATCGGGATTGCTGCAGTTTCTGCCATTTCCTCGAGCATTTCGCCTGGCTCTTCCATTTCGGCAGACTCGGCAGCTTCTGGCATTTCTTGCGTAGGTGTTTGGATTGCTCGCAACATCCAGCGCAATTTTTGATGATAGCCTAGCCGATCCTGTAGGAAATTCTGTACTGCAAATTCTCCTGCAATGCCAGCAAAATAAATGCCGCCTTGCAACAGGTCAAGCATTCGCATATTTTCCAGCGTAATGCTTGCGAGCATCTCGGGTAGGCTGGCTTCCTCTGTCATTGTGTCTACAGGCTGGGTAGCGAGTAGCGCATAAATGGTTGCAGGCGTTTTGAATCCTAGCGCGCGAATGTATTCCGCTGTTGGATCGATGCCCGCCTCGAGCGCCTCGTATAGCTCCCCAAAAAATGCATGATACTGAGGAAAATTTTCGCCCTCTAGATTCCAATGAGCTGCCGAGGATTTGTACCACATGCATACCGTTGCCCCGAGGATTTCGCGCAACTGCCCTGGCAGGTCTGCAGCCTTGACAGATCGCACCGCGTCGCTCTCTGCCTGCCTGCTGTTTACTTGCTCATCGTCTGTCATATCATCGCCTAACTCGATAAACATATTTTTCATGTTTTCGGTGTAGGCTGCCGTTGCGTTTGCATGCTCTAGCACTGCCTTGCGCGCTGCCTTGATTAATGCGACGTCTGCCGCGCTGTGTCTGCTTCCTGCCATGTTGTCACCTCATCCCTAATTAGTGTGATAATACCAAACCTATGATTTAAACGCGTTTTGTATAGCGTCTGCAATAATGCGCTGAATAACGCCTGATGCTTGCATATCGGCTGCAACGTCGCTGCCCTTTTTCCAGCGCCCGCGGTGTATCTGGCTCTGCTGATCTCCTACAACATACTGCGAGTATGTCGCGGTGCTGATAATCGATACATCGCCTATTTGTTCCTTCATAATGACGTAAGAGTTGTTTAGGCGTTGCGTTGATTGCCAGGGCAACCCGTTGCCGCGCCCGCGTAGGTATTTTTTCATCTTACCCATTGCAAACATACGTTTTACAAATCGCTCTTGTTTCGCGCTCACCCATTGCATCGAGCCAGCCGCTGGCTCGGGTGGTTTCTCTTTGTTGAGCTTGGTTTTGGCAATGTCTGCAATAACCGCAATCGCTGCCGCCTGGGCTGCTTTTGCTTTTGCCGTTAAATGCAGGGCTGCATTTTCTATGATAATTTTGGTCATACGTCTAACGTACCTTCTGGGTATACGTCTGGCACGTATTCCAATACTTGTATATTTAGTGCTTCTTGCGAGTCTATCAAATGCAAATACGGGTTGTCACCTATGCGAGCCATAACAGATACAAATAATTCTATATCTGCAATCAATTCAGCGTTACCTATGAACGTTTGTTTTTGTTCATTCCAAACAACTGTGTTGCTGCCTCGTTGTGCTTCAAATATCATTTGCCGCCATCCTTTACTATTTGTGCAAACAGCTCTAATAACCCTGTGTCTTTAGCTAATGGTTTCAATGAAATATTATCAATAGCTGTTGTAAGTACTTCGCAATAATTACCTGATTGTCTTCTTACTGTTGCAGGATAAATACGAAACGTATAGGCTGAATCAGTTGCATCTAAATACGTGTAATCTTCTACTGTATACCCCTGTGATCGTAACGTTACAGGGTTTTCATTGGCAATACGAATTGCTGCAAAATCGTTTGTTGCTCGTATCCCGTATTGTTGATAATCTTGTAAAGCATGCATAGATTCATGCACAATTGACGATGCATCAGAATTTTTGTGTGCTGTCATTACCCCTCTACCAAATGAAGCTGAAACAGTATCACTGCCCGCTCTAGCTTTGTATACAATGTTTAATGGATTACCGTTATCAGGCGCAATACCTACAGACAGCTGAATTAATTCAGTAATACGCGCTTGTTGTGCTTTGTTTAATGCAACACCAGAAAAAACTACATTTGCCGTTGCTGGTGTAGGGTGTTGCAAATCTTTTAACACAGATCGGTATACAGTTTCTTCTCGTGCTTGTAATGTTGCTTTGATAGTTTTTATTTTTGCAAATTCTGCTAAATACACTTCTCGTGCTGCTATGACTTCTGGTGAGTTGTAACCGTATAATTTTGATGCATTAGTAATTTGTTGTGATAATTGCTGTTCTTTGCCGTTTTTGCCTTTCCAATCTGCCAAAATTTGAGCATCTTGCACCAAATCAGCCGGTACCGCGTCAATAATATGCTGTGCAATCTCGGCAGCATCTCGCTGCAATAGTGGCACCTCGGCAGGCAATGGTATTGGTGCCGTTGCTTCGTCTACCGTCAATTCCTCGGCAGGCGTTTCGGCTGGCTGTGTGATGCTGTCTACGTACTCGAGCCCCGTATCGCATCGGCAGTTTACATGAGCTGGCGCGCCCTGGCTGATATCCTGATCACCGCTGTACACACTCTCCCATAAATCATCGCTTAACCCGTCAAGCGCTTGACACATATCGCATACCCTGCGATCCTTTTCGGTATTCCAAATGCGCACTACCCCGATGCCGTTTGAGCGTGCCAAATCTCTTACCTGCATTGTTTGCTGTGATGCCGCGCGCGTCGGCTCGGTAAACGCAATACGGCTGGCGCGTAGCTGCCCAAACATCGACAGCTGCTGCATAATGTCGGTTGCCGTCGTGCCAGGTGTAACCATGGTGTTTGCAATTACTTTGTCAACGTATTTTTTTTCGGTTGCGCTCAAATCGATTAGAAATGGATTCCAGTATTTATCGAGGTACGTTGCCCCGTGTGCTTTTATCCCTTGCTCGATTAGGGCTGCCGATTGCTGATCAGCCATGCCGCGTATAGGCTGTACGCGCTCGGCACCCGCGTCAAGCACGTTATCAGCTACTGATTTGTCGAGTATGTTTCGTAAATCAGTATCAATGCCGCTATAATCGCCTGCCGCTATCTTCTGGCTAACGTCTATGTTGCGTTTCTCGAGCTTCTTTACGATGCTCTTGTATACTTTTTGCTCACCTGGCGTCATATCTGCATAAGTGAGCTTGAGCGAATCAAACAGCGCTACGATTTCATATTTTTTTTTTACGTCGGATAACTCGGTATCAATGTAATCGAGCATGTACTGTGGCAATACGTCGCTGGTAAACTTTACGGCAGCTGGCTTGCCTGGCTTGTGCCGTGCCAGTGCTTTTGCCTGGTATCGCTCTAGCTCTTGTACGCGCTTCTGGGCTGTTTCTGCTAGTGCTGTGCGCTCGTCTGGCATTGCAGGCGCTGTGGTGTTTACAGGCGTGCCAGTGTCAACGTTTACGCCTCCGTCTGTATCCTGTTGGATAACAGCAGGCAGCCCGAGCGCTTCCTCAATGTTATCGTAGCCCAGCTGTTTCATTGCGGCTGCTAATGGTAGCCCAGCTTGTACCAACAATACCAAGCTATTCGCGCGCGCTGCCTCGTCTACTTGAAACACATCAAGTTTCTCAGGTAAAAACTTAAACTGATATTTTAACGTACGAAACAATTGCTCGTTTAGTACGCGCTCGTAAAATGCCAGCCTGGGTACGATTGTTTCTCGCCAAAACGACTGCCGATCGCTATCAGCCGTTGCATAGTTTGCAGCCGATGCTTCGATCATCGTACGAGGTACCCCGAATGTGCTAACGATGTTCATTACCGCGCGCTCTTGAATTGGTACCATGTCCATCTGATCAAGAGGAAATGTAACAATCTGGGCATTTACCTGCCCTCGAAAAAAGAATGTTTTAAACGCGTTGCCTACATTCTCAACATAGCGAGTCCAGTGGCTTTTCATTCGCTCGAGCTCAGGAGGTGTAATGCTCTTATCGAGGCTCAACACCAATGCAGGCTGTGCACCGTGCTCAAAAAATGCCGAGGCAAACCGCTCGAGGTAATACGCAAGCTGCGCAGATTGCAACGCTACCCGCGCAGGGCTAACTTCCTCGTTAATATCGTTTTTAATGCTCGGCTCGTGGAAATACACAATATCGGCTGCTGTCCAGGTTGCATGGATTTGCCCGTCTATTTTCTGGGTAAATCGCAAGCCTGTAAGGTAATCAGCACCTGTCATCATTTCGGGATGAAATGTAACCTCTACTGATCGAGGGTTAATAAACTGAAACCCGTACAATACGCGCCCTCGATACAAGCGCAACCAAAATGCGCGCCCTACCAACATTAGCGCGCGCTCTGTCTGCTGTATCAGATTTTCAAGAGGTGTAGAAAATGGATAATCAACAGGCAGCCCAGCGCGTAGCAATTCATACGGTACCGTACCGAGCGCATCCGCTCGCAAGTTAATAGCACGGTAGTACATTGGTACCTTTTCGTATGCATCTAACGTACCGTATAATTCGCCTGCCTTTTTGGCAATGCTATACCAGCCTGGTATTGCCTCGATTGATTTAAAATCCATGCCTGGTACCTCTGTCTGTATGTCTATATGAAATCGTACAATACTTGCCCGCTGGCTAGCATTTCGACAGCACCTGAAACCGCGTCTACCATATCATCATGCTGCCCGTGTGGAAATGACAAACACTCATCTA